AAGGATGACACCCGTTTTAGTGCTTCTGGAGTTGATAGGCGTGACGCAAGAGTTGGTGATGCAGGTGCAGGATTCAGTTATACAACTTTGGTTCAAGCTAATAATGAGAATGACGCAAAAAAGAAAGCTCTTCAAGAACCAAGACTAAGACGAATGGCAAGACAAAATGGTGTTAGTGTTAAAGATCTGGAATTATTTGTATCAAAAACGACTTCGAAACAGGGATTGGGCGAAGCTGAAGATAATAAAAAGTCTGATATAAAGAAATATATACAATTGGCTGATGGGAAATTAGAAGAAGCTAAGATGTATTTACAAATGGTTGAACGTGAATTCTCATCAAATCAAAAAACTCCCGGTGATGTAGTAACACAACGTGACAATAGTATTTTTGGTGGGATAATCATGCAAGAAATAAGAAAACTTGACGCAATACAAAAAGTATTAATGAAATTTAAGAGAAAATAAATGTCAACTGAAATACTTTGGCCAGGTTCAGGTTCATCTCCAGTAGGAGTGACGCCCTTCGGGATCTACGATAGCTGCACATCTTTTGTAGCAGATGCTCCAAAGGTTGCAGTCTGGTGTGCAACACGTTTGGGCTATCCTACAATGGATATAGAAATGAGTCAGGTTCATTTTTATACATGCTTTGAGGAAGCTATTACAGAATATGGCCATCAAGTCAATCAATTTAATATTAGAGAGAATATTTTTAATCTTCAAGGCCGACCAAAAGATACAAATTTAACTGGAGTCAATTTAGAAACTAGTGCATTACCGTATTTGACCGTGATAGCAGAAGATTATGGAACTGAAGTCGGTGTTGGTGGAAAAGTAGATTGGAAAACTGGAGTAATTCAAGCAACCGAAGGTCAACAACTATATGATTTACAAGCATTATGGGGAGATACATCGGAAAGTTGTGACCGATTAGAAATAAGAAGAATTTTTCATGATAGAACTCCTGCCATTAACCGTTCTTATTATTTTGGTGACTTTTATGGAGCTAATGGATTTCTAAGTTCGTTTGGATGGGGAGCGGGATCGGGGTTTGGAATTGGTGGTGGAGGATCAGGCGGAGCAGGAACTTTCGGATATCCAGGATATTCCTATGTATTACATCCAGGCTTTGATACATTATTAAGAACTCAAGCAGTTCAATTTGGTGATATGTTGTATAAGAGCGCATATTCATTTGAAGTTGTCAATAATAAACTTAGATTATTTCCTATTCCTACGAATGATTTTTCTTTATACTTTGAATATACTACTAGAGAATCAAGAAGAGATTTAACTGATCAGATTACTGAAGATGTTATTTCCGATTATCACAATGTTCCTTATGACAATGTTGTTTATGGTGATGTTAATGATGTTGGTCGAAGATGGATTTGGGAATATACTTTGGCTTGTGTCAAAGATACATTAGGTCATATTCGTGGAAAATATCAAACGTTGCCAATACCAAACGCCGAAATTACACTTGACGGTCCTGCATTATTAGATGAAGCCCGTCAAGAAAAAGAAAGATTGTTGACGCAATTACGTGAAACATTGGATGAATCAGGAAAAGCAAAACAATACCTTAAGGAGAAAGAAAACGCACAAGCAATGAAAGAAATATTTGCTAAGGTGCCCACGTTTATTTATCGTGGATAAGGAATTTATGATTAAATTAAAGAATCTACTATTAGAATATGAGGATTTTAGACCTGGTCAAACAGTCAAAATTCTAAATTCAGGTCAAAATACAAAATTAGCTGGAAAAACTGGAAAAATCATTCAGCGCGCCATACCATGGGCGGGCGAGAGTTATATGCCATTATATTTTGTTAAAATTGATGGTGTTAGTAGAGATAAACCGATAAATCCTCATTCATACCAAAGTTTACCTACAGCTGCCAAAGCAAATGATGTTCATGTTATAGCATTAAGAAATTTAAGGAGATAAAATGATTAAACTAAAGAGTTTGTTAATGGAAGGAATGACACGTCAACATTTTGAGTTTGTAGCTAAACTTCTTAAAATTAAAGATCATGAGCAGCAAGTTCAGTTTGCTATAGACTTCTTTAAGAAAGAAAATCCACGGTTTGATGAAAATAAATTTAGAAAAGCTATAGGAGTTCAACCAAAAAGAAGAAGTTTTATTAAAAAACAAGGTTCATCCAGTGCAAAAGGATTGGATCCTGGAAGAGAAGGACCCGATATGGGCCCACGTGGTCAGCGGGGATAATAGAATATGCCCGACTTAAAACAATTTTTAATAGACAACAAAGACAATTTTGATAATCCAAACAAACCTAATGATGAAATAGCAAACGAATTTATCAAACAGTTTGGTAGTATTGAAGCTGTAATTGAATCTATTAAACCACCAAAGAAAAAAGCTAGCAAAAAACGTAAGAAGAAATAAATGCCTCAATTCTTATCTGACCGTGATACAACTTATTTTAAAAGCATAAATAAAGAGTTAGTAAATGACGTTATTGAAACTCTTGTTATTGTGTATAAGCTGAGCGTGCTGGAAAGCACATCTAACATGTATGGTGAGAGTCCTTCGAAGAAATACCACGTAGGCACTCAAATTCCATGTCTTATTAACCGTGAAGATAAGTCTCCAACGACAGATGGTCATATGATTGATTTTGCTCAAACAGCTACTTTTTCATTTTTGAGAAGCACTTTAGAAGAAAAGGATATTTATCCTGAAGTTGGTGATATCGTTGAATATGATAGTATGTATTGGGAAATAGACAACGCAGCTGAAAATCAATTGTTGGCAGATAGACCGACATTGAACTGGGCAATAATTTGTTCAACCCATCTAACAAGAAAATCAGCACTACAATTGGATCCAAGACAACACGCAGCAGTAAATCCAGTTAAGGAACGATACTAATGGTAGATAAACATCAATTCTATGAACGGCAGAACGTAGAACATCGTCATGGTGAAAATCGTGGTAATGAAACGTTAAACGATGGTAGAACTCCTGATTTAGTTTCCATTACATTACAAAAAATTGATACGGTTGTTTTGACTCACCTTCGAAATATGGAATTAAACGTAGAAGATGATAATAAACAAGTTCAAGTATCAATAGAATATGCTAATGCAGAACGTTGGAAACAAGTTCGTCAGGATGGTTGTTTGCGAGATAACTCTGGAAAGATCCAAACACCGATAATATTGTTTAGGCGCACCAGTTTAAGTAAAAATCCTTACACACCATCGATAAACCAGTTTTTAGACCGAACATACCAAACGGGATGGAATAGATATAATGCTTACGATAAATTTGCTGTATTAAATCGTATTGTTCCTTCCAGAGAAACGATGTCAATGTTACTTCCTGATTATGTTAATGTTACTTATGAATTTTTGGTCTGGACGGATTACGTTGTCCAAATGAATTCATTATTGGAACAACTTAGTTATGAAGTAGATCAATACTGGGGAGAAAGGGGAGATTTTAAGTTTTATGTCAAAGTTGATGATTATACAACAGAAACAGACATCCCAGCTGAAGGAGATAGGTTAGTAAAGACTTCTTTTAATCTTATGGCTAGAACATATCTACTTCCAGAGACTACTTATGATGTCGATAAAGGACATATCTCTACTACACAGAAAAGATATACAAAGAAGAAAATGATCACTATCATCGAAACTGATTTGAGTATGAGTGGTCGTGGTGGCACGACAGATGAAACTGAAACAGAAAATTCTGGGATGTATAATGTATCAAGCAGTTTCAGTTCAACTCCTATTGTTGTTGGGTAGAGTTTAACTTCATAAATAATGACTGTTTGGGTGTTTTTGATTATATTTATCATTGAGATTTAGTGCTTAATGGAGGTTATATGCAAATTGAACAGAATGAATTAGAAAATGTTATCAAATTACGTCAAGATTATGGTGAATTGACTTTACAATATGGTTCTTTAGAATTAGCAAAACGAGAATTACTTAAAGAACAAAAAAATATTGAAGAACGTTTTGATGCATTAAAAGAACAAGAAAATAAATTTTTAGCAGAATTACAAGTGAAGTATGGTGTGGGAAATCTAAATATTGAAAATGGTGAATTTACTCCCACAACTACATAACAGATAGTCTTTCTACGGAGAAAAAGTATGGCAACAGACCGTTTCGTGAGCGCAGGAGTTTTCACCCGAGAAAATGACCTCACTTTTTTACCGCAAGGAATTGCGGAAATTGGTGCGGCTTTTATTGGTGGAACATCACAGGGACCAGCATTTGTTCCTACAATAGTTCAATCTGCGGATGAGTTCCGAAAGATTTTCGGAGATGCATCAACAGAATATTATTTAGGACATGCCGTCATTAATTATATGAAAGATGCAGCACGTGGCACAATCGTTCGTGTTTTAGGTATAGCGGGATATGATGAACAGGAATCTAAACCTGTTCTCTTAAGTATTGCATCTGCATCACTTGAATATCCACTCGCGGTAATATTTCCAGCTAGAAATACCGAAACTGTTACGGCTCTTTCTATTGAAAGTGCATCTTTGACCGATGCAGATGGGTCAGCCGCATCTGGAACGACAAACTTTAATCTTAATTTACAAGCTAACAATGGATTAACGTCATCGTTTACTGGACTTTCATTAGACTCCGGAAGTTCTGCATATTTTGTTAATGCATTAGGTTCTGGACAAGCAGCAGCTTCAGTAGGATATATTTCTCATCACTGGCCTCGTGCAATAGAAGCATTACCAACTGGAGCAGCAACCAGTGGGGCATATGTCACAGTTCGTTCAGGATCTACAGTAGCAGATATTCTTAATTTCTCTGGTTCTACATATGGACCATATGACGGTGCTGAAACTCCGTGGATTCAATCACAAACTGTTGGTGGCAAGAGACATGACTTATTTAAAGTTCATACTATTGCTGATGGAAATGCATCCAATAAAATTATTAAAATTTCTATCGCAAGCACCAGACCGGCAACGAGCACTGCCATTGACCAACACGGTTTATTCTCATTAATCGTTCGTTCATATGATGATACAGATAGTAAGTTGTCAGTTCTTGAACAATTTGATAATGTAAGTATTGATCCAGACAGTCCTAACTATATTGCCAGAAGAATTGGTGATCAATATTGGAATGTTAATACAACAACCACAGAAGCAACTTTGGAGGGTGAATGGGCTAATAATTCCACTTGGATTTATGTTGAAATGGCATCTGGTATAGAAAATGTTCCAGATACAGCATTGCCAGCAGGATTTGGTCAACTATATTCGCCTGTTAATTTTGGGGCAGTTGGATTAAGTATTCCCGCCCAAGCAACTGGAACATTTACAACGACGAGATACGCAACTCCAACTGGGGCCTCTGAGTCTATAGAAAATACCAAGACTTATTATGGATGGAATTTTGTTGATGATACCAATAAAGTATATATAAATCCACTTCCATCTGGTTCATCGGCAATAGGCACTGCGTTCAGTCTTGAAAATTTGACTGGAAACGATCTTACAGTTGCAGCAGCAGTCGTTTCTGGAACTATTGCAAATTCAAATCTCAGAAAATTCACTGTTCCATTACAAAAGGGCTTTGATGGCTTAAATCCGTCACGAGTATTTGCAAAGGCAGCTGATATTACAGCAGGAAATACTCAAGGCTACGATTTAACAGTATCAACATCATCCGGAGCTAAAGCATTCAAGTTAGCATTAGATATTGTTGGCAATCCAGAAGCATTTGATATCAACCTATTAATAATGCCTGGTGTATTAAGACAACTTCACTCATATGTAACGCAAGTCGGTATTGATATGTGTGAAGCAAGAGCAGACTGTTTCTATATTATGGACGGTTTCCAATTCAATCAAACCGTTGCAGCAGTCACCAATGTTGTTGCAGCAGTTGATACTAGTTATGCAGCTGTATATCACCCATGGATTAAGATTTTCGATGCAGTCAGCAATAAAAATATGTGGGTTCCACCTTCAGCAGTAATGGCAGGAGTATTTGCCTTTAATGATAAGGTAGCAGCAGAATGGTTTGCACCAGCAGGATTAAATAGAGGTGGCATAACAGAAGCTATTCAAGTTGAGAAGCGGCTCACAAAGGCAAATAGAGATGATTTGTATGATGGTAGAGTCAATCCTATAGCATTGTTCCCAGCACAAGGTATTGTAGCGTTTGGACAAAAGACGCTTCAAGTTAAACCTTCTGCGCTCGACCGTATTAATGTTCGTAGACTTCTCATTGCAGTTAAGAAATTCTTGGCATCCTCTGCAAACTTCTTGGTCTTTGAGCAGAACGTAGACGCAACAAGACAACGTTTCTTGAATATAGCAAATCCGTATTTGGCAAGTATTCAGGAGAGAAGTGGACTTTATGCATTCAAAGTTATTATGGATTCCTCAAATAATACACCGGATTTGATTGATAGAAACATATTGGTCGGACAGATTTACTTGCAGCCAACTAGAACCGCGGAATTTATTAGCTTGGAATTCAATATTACACCG